AACGCCTAATGCAACAACACAAGGCAGTTAAGAATGTTTATTATAGCTTGGAATAGAAACTAAAAAATTATATATTTATAACTAAAATAACACAGTAATGGGATATTTAAATAATCAGATTATAACAGTTGATGCAATATTAACTAAAAAAGGAAGAGAATTACTTGCAAAAGGTGATGGTTCCTTTAACATAACACAATTTGCTTTATCTGATGATGAAGTAGATTACACACTATATAACCCAAACCATCCTTCAGGATCGGCTTTTTATGGGGAAGCAATTGAAAACATGCCTTTATTAGAAGCATTTCCAGATGAATCACAAATGATGAAGTATAAATTAGTTACTTTACCAAGACAAACTGCAAAAATGCCTATATTAGCTGGATCAGGAATTGGACCATTACTTAAAATTCCACAACTATCATCTGAAACTATAACACCAGAAACATTAAATTATTTAAATGGTACTAAATTTGAACCATCAGGTTACTCATTTACAATTTCAGACGTTAGAGTTACTTCTCAATTCTTTGGTAGTGGAGTTCAAACAAAAGCAGCACAGGCATTAGCAGCACAAAATGCTAATCAAACTATAACAAATGGTACAGCAACTTCTCAAACAGTTATAGGTACTAGTTGTACTATAGTAGCTACAGGAGTTAACCAATTATTTGGATCTAATAACGTGTTATATGCTACATTAGTAGTAATAGGATTAGATTCAGGAGCAAGAGCGTCAGTTCCATTACAAATAACTAAAACAACAACAGCATCTTAAATAAATAAACTATGGCAGACGAAATAACATCAAGAACCACATCAATAGCAAGTTTAAGAGGTGCTTATATACCATTAGATGCTTCAGATAAAGTATTAAGTACTGACTCTGTAACAGCTGCAATGTGGAGTGATAATACACCAACATTACAAGTATTCCAAACAAGTTCAGCTCAAGTAACAAGTGCTGTAAAAGAATATTATACATCAGTATATCAAACAGCTTCAACAGGAGTAACAGCAGCAATTCAATTTGACATTGCTTATGCTAATTCAAAAGGTAGTGGTAGTGCACCTTTAAATCCACTAGTAGTAGGAACTACTCCTTCAAGAATAAATTATGGTTCATATAGAAATTTAGTATTAGGTGATGAAAATGCCACATTTATATTTGGTAATTACTCAGCATCAGATTTTTATTGTTTACCAATTGAAAGAGCAAGATATAAACAAGCTATACTACCAGGAACCTGGACAATGAATATATCAGGATCAGCTAATGAATTATCATTAACTGATGATAGTAAAGTAAATACAGTTGCTCAATTTTCAGATGCAGGAAGATATTATAATATTATTTCAGGATCAGCAGGAGCAGTTAGAACAACATCTAATCAAACAGATACAAATGGATGGACTCTTAACTCAGGATCATATGGTTGGATTTTACCAGATGTAGATTTATTGATATTAAATGCTGCAGCTTTAGATGGAGCAGCTGCAGATGGAGGTATAGCTTTAGGTACAGCAACATCAAATGGATCTTGGGATGATAACTCAGCAAAAATAGTAAATGCATTAGGTGTAGCAGGTAAATTTGGATCAGCTACAAAAGGATTTACATTAAATTCTAAAGAAGATTTATCATCTGATTTTATATTTTGTAGAGCAAAATCACAAGAATACAATTACTCATCTAATCCATCATTTATATCAAGCTCAACAGGAGCTATATTATTCGATTCATTCATAGATAACCCAACAACTTACATTACAACAGTAGGTCTATATAACGAGTCACAAGAATTATTAGCAGTAGCTAAATTATCTAGACCATTAGAAAAAGATTTTACTAAAGAATTACTTGTAAGAGTTAAACTTGATTTCTAGGATGGATGGCAGTATTCAAACAATTTAATACAAATGAGGTAGTAATAACTCCTTTCACTGCTAACAAGCGATTTCATTTTAGTAGCAGTCAGGTTTCTGCTTCAGACGTAGGTATTGAATATTATCAAGGTTTACAAGGAGCATATACATCAGGATCAAACCCAACAGGATTTACTACAGTATTAGATAAAGTATTAATATTTAATAGTACCAAACAATTATATTACTCTAATTTTTTAACCTCATCTACAGGTGACTTGTTACCAACACAAAGTCTAATCCCAGGTGCATCACCTGATTTTAACAGAGATGTAGGTATAACCACAGGTCCTAGATTTGATAATTTTTTACAATCCTCACAAACACAATCAAGACAGTTTGCACAATTTTCATCATCAACAGCTGTAAATGGCCCTTCAGTTATTTCAATCCCATCTAAATTATTTGGTGAAAAAATACCATGTGAACAATTTCAATTTGAATATACATCATCTGATAATACACATAGTTTAGTTAAAGATGATGGTGAAGGAAATTTATTAGCACAACAAACGGATGCAGCTGGAGGGTTTAGTGTAACACATAGTGTAGGACAAATATTTTACTCTCAAGGAATAGCAGTACTAACAGGAGGATCAAATGACCCAGGTCAATTAAGACTATTAGGATCACAAGTAGGTTTTAAAGATAATATGACTTCTCAAATGAATTCATCTTCAATACAATTTTCATCATCAATTACAATTAGAGAAAATCAATATAAATGTGTAATTAGAGATAATGAATTTTCATATACAACTAACCCTTCATCTTTAAGACCATCAGGTGAAGTATCATTAGCTGAAAATGCTTTATTAGCATCAACAGACATAACAGGTGTCTCCCCAGTACAAGGTACTTATACACTTATTGGTAATGGAGCTGGAGCATCAGTAATAACAACAGTAACAGGACAAGGATCAGGATTAATATTAACCGTAGTAGTAGGTGCTGATAGTGCAATATCAACTATAACAGCTACTAGTGCTGGTAGAGGATATAATTATGGAGATGTAGTAACATTTCCTGGTTCGTTGATAGGGGGTAACAATACAGTAACTATTACATTTGCAGTAGGAGATTTAATGGCAACTACATTTGAAGAAAACCCAAATGAAGTATACTATGATTTTTGTACTGGATCTTATTTTAGCCCATATGTAACTCAAATAGGGTTATATAATGAAGCTAATCAATTGGTAGTTGTAGGTAAATTATCAAGGCCTATACCTATATCCCTTCAAACGGACACTACATTTGTAGTAAACTTTGATACATAATATATGAAACATATGCCAACAACCGCTACCTGGACTTACCAGGGAAGGGTTATAACATCAATAAAGGATATGCCAGAAGGAACTTACGGGTTTATCTATGAAGTTAGATATAAACCAACAGATGTAAGATACATTGGTAAAAAAGTGCTTTATTTTGAACGAAATAAAAGACTAGGTAAAAAAGCATTAGCAGCACTTAGAGAAGAAAGATCAAAAAAGGGACTAAGAGGTCGTGTCCCAATTAAACAAAAAGTAATTACTGAATCAGATTGGAAGGATTATTTTGGATCCCAAAAGGAAATAGTTACATTATCACAACAAGATAATGCAGGCGAAAATTGGGAAAAAAGAATATTAGAATTTGTTCCTAATAAAAAATTGCTTACATACTATGAGACTAAACATTTATTTAGTAATGGAATATTAGAAGATAAATATAGTGCTCATGTTAATGATAATATATTAGGGAAGTTCTTTAGAAAAGACTTTGATTAACGAATTAAATTTCGTATATTATATACTATGGTAAACGAACTATTAGTTAACTTGGTTAACTCTGTGTTAGGTACTGGGAAACGAACGGCTAGAGGTAACCAATCATACCACTGTCCCTTTTGTAACCATCATAAACCTAAATTAGAAGTTAACTTTTCGGAAAATAAAAAAGGATATAATCCTTGGCATTGTTGGGTATGTGATAAAAAAGGTACTCGCATATCTACTTTATTTAAACAAATAAAAGCACCAGCAGAAAAATTTACTGAGTTATTTAAATTAGTTGCTAATGAAAACGAACGTAAAGTAGTTGAAAAAGTAATTGAAGTTAAATTACCTGATGAATTTAAACAAGTAACTAATAATGCTACAGGAATAACAGGTAAACAAGCATGGAGTTATCTTAAAAATAGGGGATTAACAATGGATGATGTTTACAAGTATAACTTAGGGTATTGTGAATATGGTAATTATGCTAATATGATTATTATACCTTCATATGATGAAAATGGTGGGTTAAATTTCTTTACAGGTAGATCATTTGAAAAGGATCCATATAGGAAATATAGAAACCCAGAAGCATCACGTGACATAGTACCATTTGAATTGTTTATTAATTGGAAGTTACCGTTGGTATTATGCGAAGGACCATTTGATGCCATAGCCATTAAACGTAACGCTATTCCATTATTAGGCAATAATATACAGTCAAAATTAATGAAAAAAATAGTTACATCAACTATTCAAAAAATATACATTGCATTAGATACTGACGCAATGAAGAAAGCATTAAAATTCGCTCAGGATTTTATAAATCAAGGTAAAGAAGTTTATTTGGTAGAGCTTCAAGGGAAAGACCCTAGTGAAATGGGATTTAAAAATTTTACAAAATTAATCCAAAATACCACTCCATTAACTGAATATGACTTAATGGAAAAAAAACTACAACTAGTATGAAAAAACGAAATATCAAAAAGTCCTATAATAGGATTTTAGAGATTAGTGAAGATGCAAAACAAATAACATTACCGGATGCTAGGTATTATAGACGAAATGGAAAATATTATCCATCAGTTACTTATATTCTAAGTTGTTATCCTAAAGGCAAACACTTTCAGGATTGGCTAAAAAAAGTCGGATATAGTGCTGATTGGATAGTAAAAAAAGCAGGTGAAGAAGGTACGTTAGTACATGAAATGTGTGAAGATTATTTAAATGGAAAAGAATTGAATTTCTTAGTTAATGGTCAACCAATGTATAACCCAGATGTATGGCAAATGTTTTTAAAATTTGTTGATTGGTGGGAAACATATAAACCAACATTAATTGAAACTGAAGTACATTTATTTTCAGATGAACTTAAAGTAGCAGGTACCTGTGATATGGTATGTGAAATTGATGGTGAATTATGGATAATTGACTTTAAAACATCTAATCATTTACAAACAGTATATGATTTACAAACTGCAGTTTATGGTAAATGTTATGAAGAATGTTATGGTAAAACAGCAGATCGTTATGGTGTATTATGGTTAAAATCATCTAAAAGAGGACCTAAAGATGGTGCTATGCAAGGTAAAGGATGGGAAATGCATGAGTCAAAACGTACACAAGATGAAAATATTGAAATATTTAACACAGTTAAAACATTATTTGATTTAGAAAATCCAAGACATAATCCAAAATTTACTGAATTTAGAACCACAGTAAAAAGAGAGTTATAATATTTATAATAAAATACTATGATAAGTCTAGTTAACATATTAAAGGAAGCTGTAGGTGCGCCTAAAGCTATAATCTTAGCTGGTGCCCCTGGTGCTGGTAAAGGTTATGTATTAAAAGGTTTAGACTTAGGAGGTTTAAAGGTAATGAATATTGATAATATATTCATTAATATGTTAAAACAAGCTAATGTTAGTTTAGATTTAAAAAACGCAACACCAGAAGAAAGAAGCCAACAAGCTAAATCTATGGCTGCTGCAAATAAAGAATTTAAAGGTAACATGGCTGATATAATAGCAGGTAAAGAATCATTTATATTAGATGGTACAGCTGCTTCATTAAAAAATACTCTTAAATTAAAAGAAGAATTAGAAGATGCAGGATATGAAGTATTTATGCTTTACGTTTATACTGATTTAGAACGTTCGTTAAGGCAAAACCAAGATAGATTTGAAAAATCAGATGGTGAAGACAGAAGTTTAGCTCCAGCTATTGTATTATCAACTTGGAATGCAGTAACTAAAAATTATAACCCATATAAAGAAGTTTTCGGTAATAATTTTATTTCAGTAGCTAATACATTAGAAGATGAAAAATTAAGTGATTTAAGTGCTATTAAAGATAAATATTTAACACCATTTAAACCACAAGGAACAAAACCAAAGGATGATAAAGCAAAAGCCAGATCAGCTAAAGCTAAGGCAAAACTAGATAGTGAAGTAAGTGCATTATTAGCAGATGATGGAGTTAAAGATATTATAGATTCATCAGTATCAAGAGAAGAAGCACAAGCAAAAATAAAATCATTTATAAATGGCTAAAACAATTGCAGCATATGGAGGTGGGTTTAAACCACCTACAAGAGGACATTTTGAAATAGTAAAAAATGCTCTTCAGGAATTTCCTGAAATAGATGAATTTATTATTTATGTTGGTAGTAAAGAGCGTGATGGAATTGACCAAGCTGAAGCTATTTTAATTTGGGAAATTTATGAAAATTATTTACCTAATAAAGTACAAATAAAAGCAGCTCAATCACCAATTGGTGATATTTTACGTTTAGCTAAAGATAATCCTCAAGATGAAATTTATTTTGTTATTGGTTATAGAGAAGGTAGAGATGATGATATGAAAGATGTTGCTTCGAGAACTTCAA